ATTTTCTGGATCAGTAGCTCCTACTGACTATCAGCATACTGGCTGCTTTATGAATACCAATGACACAACGACTCAGTACACTGACGATACCATTGATGGTATTGCTGGTGATAAGTTTACTGATCGTTTTTTCCGAGACATGATCCAAAAGCTGGATGACAATAATGTCCCAATGGAAAATCGTTACTTCGTTATTCCACCTGGAGTACGGAATGAAATTATGGGCATTGACCGATATGTTTCATCTGACTTTGTAAATGGCGGAGTAGTGAATAGCGGGCTTATTGGTAATCTTTATGGCGTAGATGTATATGTGTCTGCTAACTGTGCAACTATCGAATCTGCCTCTGATAACAGTGCAGCAAGTGTCGATACTCGCGCGGCGTTGCTTTTCCACGCTGATGCAGTTGTGATGGCTGAGCAAATGGCCGTTCGATCACAGACGCAATACAAACAAGAGTATTTGTCTACTCTGTATACTGCTGACACTCTTTATGGTGTTCAAGTATATCGTCCTGAAGCTGGGTTTGTGCTCGCACTACCATCTGCTTAATCTATACGGGGGCTTCGGCCCCCCTTTCTTTATATCCAATGTTTTCCTTGGAGTAGTTCATGGCAACCACAATTAAGCTTAAAAATGGATCGGGTGCGCCCTCAGCTAGTGATTTAGTCCAAGGCGAGCCAGCAATTGATTTAACAAACAAAAGACTTTATACCGAAAATAGCAGTGGCGCTGTTATCGAAGTGGGGTCAAACCCAAGTAGCCTTTCTATTGCGGGAACTGCAATTACCGCTACAGCGGCAGAGTTAAATATCCTTGACGGCGTAACGTCTACTGCGGCGGAGTTAAATATTCTTGACGGGGTTACTGCTACTGCAGCAGAACTTAACATTCTGGATGGCGTTACATCTACTACAGCCGAGCTTAATATTCTGGATGGAGTTACCAGCACAGCGGCTGAGCTTAATATTCTGGACGGAGTGACTTCTACTGCGGCTGAGCTAAATATACTAGATGGCGTTACTTCGACAACGGCAGAATTAAACATTCTTGACGGAGTAACAAGTACAACCGCAGAGTTAAATATATTAGATGGAGTAACAAGTACAGCCGCAGAATTAAATGTGCTTGATGGCGTTACAGCTTTTGTTGACGAAGATGATATGTCTAGCGACTCAGCTACATCCATCCCTAGTCAGCAGTCAGTAAAGGCATATGTTGACTCCGTAGCAACAGCATCTGATTTAGACTTTCAGGCTGACAGCGGCGGTGCTTTAAGTATTGACCTTGACTCAGAAACCATGACGTTTACTGGAGGAGCAGGCGTTGATACGTCTGGATCTGGAAATGCGGTTACATTTGCAATTGACGCTACAGTTGCAACTCTTGCTGGCAGCCAAGAACTTACCAACAAAACATTAACATCGCCTGTTTTAAATACCGGCGTTTCTGGAACTGCGGTTCTTGATGAAGATGATATGTCTTCAGACTCTGCAACTCAGCTAGCTACTCAGCAATCTATTAAAGCATATGTTGATTCTCAGGTTGCATCTGCGGATACGCTTGCCGAGCTTACAGATACAAATGTTACAAGCCCTTCTGATGCTGCTTTGTTGTTTTATGACACAGGCACATCAAAGTGGATTGACAATGTAGTTTCTGGCGACATTACAATTGCCGATACTGGTGTAGCGGCTATTGGCTCTGGGGTTATTGTTAATGATGATGTTAACGCTAGCGCCGCTATAAGCGTTTCTAAGACCGCTTTGGCGGCGGGCACGGGCCTTACCCTTAGTACGAATACTTTGTCTGTAGATGCGTCTCAGACGCAGATAACAGCAGTTGGGACAATTGGCACAGGAACCTGGCAGGGTTCAGTTATTTCTGATACCTACGTTGCCAATGACTTAACCATATCTGGCGGCACAATTGAAAACACAATTATTGGTGCAGCTACAGCCGCCGCAGGCACATTCACCACGTTCACTTCCACAGGAATCGACGATAACGCCACAAGCACTGCAATTACGATTGATGCTAGTGAGAATGTAACCTTTGCCTCAAAAGCTACAGTTGGCTACAGCAGAGCGGCTGGAACTGGCGGTATTGTTTTATATGATGACGATCAAGCAGAAAACCGATTAACTTTGCTAACTGGAGGCGGCACGGGAATAAACGCAGTAATAAATCAAGCAGGTGGCTCTTTAAACATTACAGATGCTAGTTTAAATGCTGTTGCTACATTTAATGATGGCGGCAACGTAGGTATTGGTACTGCGAGTCCTGACAGATTGCTTCATGTATCTGGTGGCTCTGGTTCTGTATTAGCGGGTAAGTTTGAAACAGCGTCTACAAGTGGATCAATGATTGTATTCAAAGACGCTGATACCACCACAAATGATTTACAGGTTCGCATTGGCTCTGATGCCAATGACCTTGTGCAGTACGCTGGTGGGTCAGAACGCCTTCGCATTGATAGCTCTGGAAACGTTGGTATTGGTACTACGAGTCCTGCCAATAAACTCAATTTAAACGGCAATACTGAAAGCAATCACGATTTAGCAATAAATAGAAATACCACCTATGGGTCAAATACAGGCATGGGTGGTGTATCGTGGTACGACCAAGCTGGCTCAAATGTTTTAGCTAGAATTAATGCTGGCACAGATGGAAACGCTACAAGTTCTAGGATTAGCTTTGATGTATCTTCTTCAGGAGTTAAGTCTGAGGCTATGCGTATTGATGGTGTTGGCAACGTAGGTATTGGTACTGCGAGCGCTGGTAATTTGTTGCATATACACGAAGGTAGTAGTGCTGGTGCGTGGGCGCATTTTACAAATACTACTACATCAGCAGGTGGTTCCTCTGGAGCTTTGGTAGGCATAGACTCAAACGAAGACTTTAGAATTCTTCAGTATGAAGCAAAAGCCCTAGCGTTATATACGTCTGCTACAGAGCGTATGCGTATAAGTAGCTCTGGTAACGTGGGTATTGGTACTACGAGTCCTAATGGCAAGCTAGATATAACAGGTTCGGGCAATACTGATATTTATCTAAATACTGGTAATAACTCTGGAGATAACAATAGAGTATTTTTTGGTGACACTGCTGATATTGATGTAGGTTATTTATCTTATGACCACGGCACAAACGTTATGTCGTTTGGCGTTAATGCCTCAGAGCGTATGCGTATTGATAGCTCTGGTGACGTACTGGTTAATACTACGACTACGCTTACTACAGCGGCACTAAATGCTGGAACAACTGGGATTGCCCTGCGGTCAAGCGACTTAGCAGTTATTAGTCGGGACGGCGGCGCTGGGCTTATAGTAAATAGAAAGACCTCTGATGGAGACCTTATAGCCTTACGCAAAGACGGCACAACTGTTGGAAGTATTGACGCCAAAGATGGAACTATGGCAATAGGAACAGGCGATACTGGGTTACGTTTTATTTCGGCATCAGACGCCGTAACACCGCACGACATGAATAATAACGCAGGTCGTGATAATGCTATTGATTTAGGTACATCTGGCGCACGTTTTGATGACATCTACGCTACTAACGCAACTATCCAAACCTCTGACGCTAACGAAAAGCAAGACATTGAAGCCTTGTCAGAAGCAGAGACTCGCGTTGCTGTAGCGGCTAAAGCACTCTTGCGTAAGTTCCGCTGGAAGTCTGCGGTAGAGGAAAAAGGTGATGAAGCCCGTATTCACTTTGGCATCATTGCACAAGACCTCAAGGCCGCATTTGAAGCTGAAGGTTTAGACGCTGGACGATACGCAATGTTTATCCACAGCACTTGGACAGACGAAGAAACTGGTGAAGAACGTAGCCGCATGGGTGTACGTTATTCAGAACTACTCGCATTTATTATTGCGGCAATTTAAAGGAGCGTAAACTATGTTTAACTGGACTGTATCCGCAATGGATTACAACGTATCACAAGACGGTCACACCAACGTAGTGACTACCGTACACTGGCGCTGTTCAAAGGAAGACGGAGACAACTCTGGCTCATCCTACGGCACAGCAGGGCTTGAGGCTCCCGGCGAGTCTTTTGTCGAGTGGGCTGACATTACCGAAGATATGGCTGTTGGTTGGGCTAAGGCCGCAATGGGTGACGATGAAGTAGCCGCTGTTGAAGCAGCTATTGACGCACAGATTGCAGAGCAAGCTACGCCTACAACAGGCACTGGTGTTTCTTGGTCAGCTAATGAATGGATCCTCTTTCTTTAATTGATATGGCGTCTACAACCGTCAAAGGCATACAGAAGCTAGTAAACAAAGGCGCGGAAATTGAACACGTTGCCCAAAAACTTGGGCATTGGTATGGTTTAGTTTCAGATATTAAAGAAGCGGAGAATGAAGCAGAAAACCCGCCATTATTTAAAAAATTATTTGATGGCGACACTGTAGAGCAGCAGGCGTTAAATAGCGTAATAGCCAAAAAGAAAATTGAAGAGCAAGAAAAGCATGTAAGAGAGCTAATCATTTGGTCTTATGGCGATGAGACGTATAAAGAAATGATGCGAATGCGGCGGGAAATAAGAGCTAGAAGAGAAAGACTTATTTACAAGCAGAGAAGAAAGCAGAGGCGTATGCTTGATGTATCAGCGCTTATTGTTGGCCTGGGAATTTGTGGGTCAATTGTTTATGGAACTGTTTTAGTTATTCGGGGAGCGTTATGAGGTTTATTTTTGCTTGTTTTATTGCGTTGTTTGTTATGTTTGCGTCAGCACAGACTGTTATTTTGTACGATGATGGCAGCCAATACACGGTTCAAGATAATGAAAAGGTGTATGTTAGCCATTACTCTAAACTTTATTACACAAAAGCTTACAGTCGAGGCGATATTCTTTTTCATTTAACGTTGCCAAATACAAAGAAAGACCATGTGTATGTTGAAACAGGCGGCGTTGGTGTTTTAGGCAGCCCACAGTGGTGTGAAAGCTATATTCCCTGGTCGGAAGGATTGACATTTAACATGGTTACATGGCAAAGGCAGTGCGATGTTACCAATGACGGCGTGTATGACATGTGCGATTACTACGAGCCAACCGGCATTTTGTCATTTGAAGAGCTGCAGTGGCAAGATCAGTGTAATGATGGAAAGGCTTACAGCGGTGACTGAACAAAGGCTTGAAAGAATAGAAGACAAGCTAGACAAGTTATCAGATACAGTGGCTAATTTTGCTCGGATTGAAGAAAGGCTGCTATCCATATTTAAACGACTTGAGCGGCATGAAAAACAGATTGATGGTCATACAGAGGATATTAAAGACTTGACCAATAATGTATTAACTAACTCAAATTCTTTGCGATTTGGTGAAAGGATGTTTTGGATTTCAATAACAACCGGCGCTTCACTCATTGTTTACTTAATGAGGTAATGTATGTTTCAAGCATTGATAGGCCCAGTTGCCGGTTTAGCTAAAGCATGGCTAGGCAACAAACAGCAACAGTCTCAAGCCAAGCATGAGGCTAAAATGCAGATTATACAAAATGGTGCGGATTGGGAAAGCAAAATGGCTGACGCTTCTGCGTCTAGCTGGAAAGATGAGTTTTGGACAATTGTTCTCGCAGTGCCATTATTTGCTCTTGGTTGGAGCATCATTGCTGACGACCCTTTTATTGTTGATAGGGTTCATGACAGCTTTTCTGCTTTGGATACTCTTCCAGATTGGTATCAGTATCTATTGTTTCTTGCAGTATCTGCGTCATTTGGAATCCGTGGTGCTGACAAGCTCATGAAGCTAAAGGCTGGTAAGTAACCATGGGGTTGTTTGATAGCGGAAACGACTCAGAAGGAGCAATAAAAGACGTTGAAGATGCAGCGCATTATAAGCGAGCAGCTGACAAAATGCTTCGCGATCTTATTGATCTTGGCGTTGCTCCAGGTTTTGCAACTTTTAATACTGAAGGCTTAAGCAGAATACAACTAATTGAGAGATATGCAGCAATACTAAAGCTTCATGAAGCAGAGCAAAATGACAAGGATGCAGAACAAGATCAGAAAGATTCTGATGTAGATGATGATACTACTGACGACGATTCGGCAGAGCAGCTAGAAAAAGATCAAGCCGAAACAGAAAAAGATAAAGATGCTGAAATAGACAAAGATGCAGAAATAGCTACAAAAGATACAGAGCAACAAGAAAAAGATTTTGCTGAAGACGAAAAGGATAAAGACGCAGAGCGTGAAGCTAAAGATGCAGAGTCAGAAAAAGACAAGGACGCAGAAGGGCAAGAAAAAGATTCTGAGCAAAAAGTTAAAGATAATGTTTCTGAGCAAGAAACAAAGGATAATGTTGCAGAGCAAAAAGAAAAGGATGCCGAGCAATCTATCAAGGAAGTTGAAAATACTGCAAAGGATAATGCAGAGCAAGATCAAAAGGATGACGCTGAGCAAGCAGAAAAAGACACAGCTGAACAAAACGACAAAGATCAAGCAGAGCAGTCAGAAAAAGATGCGGCTGAAAAAACCGATAAAGACGCCGAGCAAGCTGACAAGGACACTGATCAATTAAACATAGACGCCGCAGAAGAAAAACAAAAAGACGCAGAGGGTGCAGAAAAAGACAAGGATGCTGAAACCGAAACAAAAGACGCAGAAGAAGACGA